TCAGGAGCATTTCTGATTAACGCCACCGTTAAGAATCCACCCTTCAACAGCTTCACGAAGGTATGATTTGGGGTGGGTTCTGACTGGCTTCGGAAATCCGTGCCGTTTGGTATAGTTCCAGATTGTCTGACGTGATGAAACACCGAGCTTGTTCATCACTTCTTTCTCAGGAATCAGGCTGGTATCGGTCATCTTAATTCTCCAGGCAAAAATAAACCGCCATATAGCGGCTCTATCAGATATGAACAGGCCTCATCGAGTGTGAGGCTGGTTAGTCATTGCGTAGCTCGCTGATTATTCTGTAAGTCTCTGGTGCTTTGCTATCTCACGCAGTGCCTGATAGTCAATCTTGTTCACTGGTTGCCTCCTTTGCGGATCTGCGCTGCGATGCACGAAAAAAAAGACTCCCGCGTATGACTGTTAAGAGCTGGCGCGAACGCTGCGTTAAGAACGGCAGCATCACAGCCGTCATCGATATAGAGCGCAATTTTTTTCTCCAGGCGCGCTTTGGCTTCCTGCAACTGCATACCCCGGCACGCACGCGGGATATAATCAGCAATTTGAGCGATAGCTTTTTCGTTCTGTTTAAACATGCTTCACCTCGATAGGCTTGATGGTGTCTAACAGCAGTCGGCGGCGCGTATTTTCTGCAAAGTGGCGGCGTCCAGTTTCTTTGTGGTAAAACTCGTTTTTGCCGACGACCCACATCCGTTCTGTTTGGTGCAATTTTTTTACCTGCGGTCCATCTTTGGTGATCACGGTACCGGTATGGGTTTTTACGATTGTCATGCCACTACCTCTTCGAATTTCAACTCCAATTGGTCACCCCAGATTTCACATGATTCGGAACACGAACCAGTATCAAACCGCTTGGCCAGCACCATCGCCTGATACAAACTTCTGTAGTCGCTGTCGGCATACATTCTGGCAATCCTGTCAAGCGTCAGGTGACCACGGTACATAACGTCTTTACCTGTTCTGCGATGACCATCCCGGACGTGTTTGCCTGTAACCAGTTCATTAAAAACCCGCATCAGACCAGGTTCGTCTTTACATGCGATCCCCAGCTTTTGCGTTGACTTTTTGATGCAGAAAACACAGTTCCCGAGGTGCTCCGGGATTTGCAAATCAAAAGGTTGTTTACGCCACCACCGGATAACATCCGACTTATCAAAATCTGACAGCTCGGCAAGATACCGGACGCCCGGTTTCGGTTTCAGCCTACGGTGTTCGTCCGCACGAATACCCAGCCATGTGATGTAATTCCCTCGCCCAAAATGGTCATCGCAATATTTCGTGAAAGGGGTGAGTTTTAGCCTGTCAGTACAGAATGCGCCGCCGATGTATGGCGTACCGTACTTTTTAACCATGTCCATAAACGGTTTAAGCACCGGCATTCGCGTCTGAATATCCTTTGGTTCCCATTCCGTATAACCATTTGGCTGCCCAAGCTCTGGATTTATATCGACCTGCAACACAGTTAGCGGTATGCCCCAGAACTTCACAACCTCCCGAATAAAGCGGTATGTCAGCGGATGTTCGCAACCGGTATCCATAAAGATGTAGCAGACGTTATTGCCAGCCTTTCTTTGTTCTTCCATCAGGTGAACAAGATATGCAGATGTTCTCCCGCCAGAAAAACTAACTACATGAGTTATGCACATTTGCGTAATTCCGATAACTCGTTGAAGCGTTCCATAAACATCCCGTAGGCATGGCCCGGTGCCAGTGGAATCACTTTGAACATCTCTGTTGCCGGGATACCTTCCAATACAGGCCAGAAAGAGCCATCATCAAGTCCGAGATCGCGGCGTTCGGTTGCCAGCATGATGAGATCGGCATATTTCACTGGCGTGCTCATAACAGGAGGTAACCCGTATTTCTCACGGATTACGGCGTCTATTTTTTCTTCCATCCGTTTATAGTCAGGAAGAAGTCGTTTCAGTGGTGCGGGGATGTCATGGCAATACGCTTCTGTTGCATCATGCATTAACGCTTCAAAAGCAAATTCCTGCGGCACCAGCTGGCTGCAAAGCACCGCATGCTGGGCGACACTGTAGAAGTGTGAAAGATGTCCTGCAAAGCGACAGATATTTGAAAGGGAAACCGCGATATCGTTAATAACGATGTCGTCTTTATTTATCTTGTCATAATAAAAATGCTTCCCGGAAAAAGTTTTAATAAATGACATTTTGTTCTCCACGTATATGCGCTGCACCGCGCTGAATTCGGGTAAAAGGAAGCCCTCACCGTCCGGCGATTATTGAGTCAATTACATTTCCATAAATGCCCCCGTAGGGGCGGTTAGTTTCTCCACAAAACAGAGAAGAACACCTGCGGTGGCAGCCGCCCGGATGGATTGGGTTATGAGCCCGTCGTCCGGTGATGCTCTTCTCTGTTTTGTAAAAAGGACGGTACCAGCCGGAAGCAAGGGTACAAGCTGGTACCGCCAAGACTACACACAGCATAAAGTTGTGGTGCCGGGTGCCTCCCGGTGCCTGGCGAAGGTTGCACACCAGGCGGGTGGGTATCCACAGAAGGTCGACTGTCAGCCTCAACCTTAACCCGCGTGCGCTGAGCCGCATTCACCACAACGCTAAGGATTCTCTCTGGTTGAAAATACTTAGCTGTTATGTGCCTGCTTTTAGCCACATCAGGCGAGGTGGACCTAGTTATTCCCCAACAACAAGGATTCGGTTAATCTGGTTATCCCCAACAACGTAAAAGGAAAAGAAATGTCCGGTAATATCTATACGCTGTACAAATCCCACTGTGAAAATGTTGGAAAGTATCGGGGCATTGAAATCAGTGGGGTAGTGTCATCAGTCGAAATAAGCAAAGTTGAATCAAGGGCAACATTACTTACTCTTTTGGACCTTGTTTTACATGAGCACCGGAAGAAATTCGGCACTCCCTATAATCAGTTGAATGGGAAAAAGGCTCTGGTTCACCTTATTCTGATGAAGCATCACTGGATGCCAAAACAGATTAATGAGATGAAATTTGATGAACTTCTTCTTTCAATTCAGGATGAACTCACACTTGATAAAATAAGCGTAACCGCCCAGAAATTTTTAGATTATCGAGACTGGAGATCACAAATTCATCACTTTGATGATTTTGACGAAAATGAATGGGATCCTAATTTGTCTGCACAATATCTAAAGTAA